CTTCATCATCAATGTTGAAAAGTCACGCCATGTTCGTGAAAAGTCCAAGATTCCTATTGAAGTTCGTTTTGAAGGTGGTATCTCAACATGGTCTGGTCTACTAGATGTTGCTCTAGATTCTGGTCATATATTGAAATCTGGATCTTGGTATCAGATGGTGGATTTCGATACTGGAGAGATTTCAGATAAGAAAATCCGTGGAGGTGATATTGAGAAGTCTGGATTTTACAAAAGACTCATCAAGGATTCGCGTTTCAAAGAGTTTATCGAAAAGAAATATATGCTTTCAAATGAAACAATGATAACAGATGAAGAGATTGACGATTTTATAGACGATTATTGTTTATTAGGTGGGATGGCAGTCCGTGACCTACACTCTATTTATAAGAAAGACTTGATATGATTGAAGAACATGTAATCTTTTCACATCTACTTTATAATGAAGAATATTGCAGAAAGGTGATCCCATTCCTGAAGACCGAATACTTCCAAACACGACCTAACAAGATCGTGTTTGGACTTATTGACAAGTATGTCAAGACTTATTACAGGGTGCCTACAAAGGAAGCTTTGCAGTCTGAAATCTTGTCTCTCACAAACATTAGTGAAGATGAGTATTCAATCTGCAAAGATACTGTACAGACATTCAATGCAGACTTGGCTACGTCCATTGATTGGTTGTTTAACGAAACGGAGAAGTTCTGCCAAGAACGGGCTGTGTATAATGCAATCATGGATTCCATCAAGATTATTGATGGTAAAGATGACAAGCGTGGTAAAGGAGCATTGCCAGAGATTCTAACTGAGGCTCTAGCAGTGTCTTTTGACACTAACATCGGGCATGACTTTCTTGGTGATGCTGAACAGCGATATGAGTTCTACCATCTTCGCGAGGAGAAGCTGGAGTTCGATCTGAAGTATTTCAACAAGATCACCAAGGGTGGTGTATCAAAGAAGACTTTGACCTGTATCCTAGCGTCCACGGGCGTTGGTAAGACAATGTTTATGACCCACTGTGCAGCCAATCACTTGAACATGGGCAAGAACGTTCTCTATATCACCATGGAAATGTCTGAAGAGCGGATTGCAGAACGTATTGACGCCAACTTGATGAATATCACGATGGACGAACTTCGTGATCTACCGAAAGATTCTTTCAACAAGAAGACCAATCGAATCAAGTCGTCAACACAAGGCAAGTTGATTATCAAGGAGTATCCAACATCATCTGCTGGTGCTGCACACTTCCGGCATCTATTGCAAGAACTTCGTATTAAGAAGAACTTCAAGCCAGATGTGATCTATATTGACTATATAAACATCTGTGCGTCTACACGTATGAAGATGGGTGGTTCTGTTAATAGCTACATGTATATCAAGTCTATTGCAGAAGAACTGCGTGGGCTTGCTGTTGAGTTTGATCTACCAATCATCACGGCTACACAGTCAAATCGTGATGGTTATAACTCTTCTGATCTTGGGCTAGACAACACCTCAGAGTCGTTTGGTTTGCCAGCAACAGTAGACTTTATGTTTGCTCTGATGTCAACCGACGAGCTAGCTGATATGAACCAGATCCTTGTCAAGCAGTTGAAGAATCGCTACAGTGATATCAACGAAAACAAGAGGTTTGTTATCGGTGTCAACAAGTCTAAGATGCGTTTTCATGATGTGGATGATTCTGAGCAAGAGAATATTCTAGAAGGTCCTAAGAAAGATAAGTATCAGGACAAGCCGGTAATGGACAACACTCAGGTCGGTATTCGTGCCAACGAAGAAGACAATATGAAGTGGATGACTCGTAAAGCGGGCAGGAAAGATTTTAGTTCCTTAAGGATGACATGATATACAGAATCAGAACGTTCGATGGTAAGTACCACATTTTTGAGACAACCACTGGGTTTAACATATACTCCTCTTCAGACGACGACAAAGTGAAATCTATGTGTCGTTTTCTAAACTCTGGGGGTGGTTTCAATGGAGCCACCCCTGCATTTTTTTGCCACAAAGCTGACATTATCGATTGACATTTTTTCAGAATCAGCTACATTGAGAATGTAGTTAGTGAGAAAGGTGATTCGTTATGATTAAGATTTTTGCTATTGCATTCGCTCTGGTTGCCCTAGAACTCTTTGGGTTCAAGGAACTCGTTAGTTTTATGCATCCCATTGCGTTGATTAAGTTTTTCATCGCTATTCCGTTCGTTGCCATTGCTGCGATTACCGCTTGGTATCCCTTTGCGGTCGGCATCTGTGGCGGTCCTGAACGCTTCTGATATCTCTTGACATTTATCCCGAATCGTGCTAGGTTCAGAACCTAGCACGCGTGCTAGGTTCAGAACATAGACGATGGAGATGAAATGGAAGTTCACGTATCAGGTATCAATGCGCGCAAAGCTGAGGAACTCACCGAAGCGGCAGAGTTTTTTGCGCGCCAGTTGATGGACCCTCGCATGGTTCGTAATCTATCCATTGATCTGGAAATTGAAACAAACCTAGACGTTCATGGCGAATGTGTAGACGAAGAGGGCACAAGGAATCCACGGTGGTTCACGATTCGCCTCAAGCGCCAGAAGATAGAAGATATGATCAGAACGCTAGCGCATGAAATGGTTCATGTCAAGCAATACGCTAAGAATGAACTGAAAAGCGGCATTGTGATTGTGTCTAGAGGCAAGCTAAAGATGACCAGCAAATGGCACGGCGAAATCTGGAAACCTAAGCGCAATGAAGATTTGTATTTTGATTCGCCTTGGGAATGTCAGGCATATGGAATGGAAGTTGGTCTCTATCACAAGTGGTTTGCGTTCATCAACGAGCGTTATAAGTAGAGTTATATTCCCTTCGAGCGAGCAGGCGAACGCAACTGGCTGTTAACCAGTAAAATGCTAGGATCGATACCTAGGAAGGGAGCCACATATCAAAGGAAACTACCATGTTTCATGTATATGCATTGAACGCAGAATATGAAATGGTTGTTGAGTGTCTGGTCGAAGATTATAAAGCTGCTGTAAAACTTGCTGAAAGTCTAGACGCTATCTATAATAAAGACAATGTTTGTCTTGAAGTGGTGATTGATGACACTGAAAAGGTCTAAGTGAAATAAAGGATTGTTATGAAGATTGGTATTACATGTTCCTGCTTTGATCTGTTTCATTCGGGTCATGTTCTTATGCTTGAAGAAGCTAAAGAACACTGTGATTTTCTTATCGCAGCACTTCAGACTGATCCTACGATTGATCGTCCAGAAAAGAATAAGCCAGTTCAGGATGTATATGAACGTTGGTCACAGTTAAATGCCTGTAAATATGTAGACAAAATCATTCCATACTCCACTGAAGGAGACCTATATAATCTTCTACTCACCCAGAAGATTGATATTCGGTTTGTAGGAGAAGAGTATGTGTCTAAAACTTTTACTGGCAAATATATGCCAGGCATTGAGATTTATTATAACAGACGCGAACATAACTATAGTTCTTCTGGGCTACGTGAACGTATTATGAAAGGATAAAATATGTACCAGACACATCTGTATGATCCCACAGAATATCTACCAGAAGTCGTTCCAAACGTAGTCTTCAAAACTCGTGTGCGTGACGATTCGATTGAAGGACCAAATCCTTATCGTTGGGAAAAAAGGACTTCGTTTGACTATTTTGCAAACAAGCGCGTAGTTATTTTTTCTCTTCCTGGTGCCTTTACACCTACTTGTTCGACATATCAGCTTCCTGGTTTCGAAGAAAACTATAAAGACTTCAAGGCACTAGGCATTGATGATGTATATTGCATCTCAGTCAATGATGCCTTTGTAATGAACGCTTGGGCCAAGTCACAACAGCTTCAGAAGGTCAAGGTCATTCCAGACGGTTCTGGTACATTTACCAGTGGTATGTCGATGCTAGTGAATAAGGAAAATCTTGGCTTTGGCACACGTTCCTGGCGTTATGCTGTAGTGGTAAACAACGGCAAGATCGAAAAGTGGTTCATTGAACCTGGCTTTGGTCACAATGTCGATGATGATCCATACGGCGAGACTGCACCTGAAAACATTATGAAATGGCTCAAAACTGCTTGACATATTCCACGAATCCGCTATGATGGGAATATAGAGAGACAAAGCTTCTCTCTGATACAAAATGGAGATTGATTATGTTTAATGTTGGTGATCGAGTTAAGCTTACCAGTTCGGCAACGGGCTATATTGACGAACCTGATAATGGACTTGATGTCGGTAGTCTGGGTACTGTCACTGAACAAATCGATCCATATGGACGTCCATATGGACCATATGGACAAACTGATGGGATATATTGGCGGGTACAGTTTGATTCTGGTTATTTTGGTCGTCATGACCATTCGGTTTGTATCTTTAAAGATGAAATCGAGTTGGTAAAAGAGACAGTGCAAGATGACATTATCAAACTACTGAAGCTTGCACAGGCTGCTATTATTCATTATTCTCAAGATCCAGATGCATCTCGATATCCAGATGAAACAATCGCCTTGCGTATTGAAAAGTTTCTTGCAAGCAATACTTGATACATAAACATGTTTTATAAGTAGAACATGAACAACGTAACGAACTTTAAAAACTTCATTGTCGAGTCACAAAACACACTCCATGCCTTTGACATGGATGAAACTTTGTTTACTCACGATCCAGGATCACTCGCTATTCATGTAAACGATGAACATGGCAAGCGAGTGAAGTCTTTAAGTAATCAACAGTTCAATACGCATAAGTTAGATCCAGGTCATTCATATGATTTCTCTGATTTCAAATCATCGAGCAAATTGCATCAAACGGGTAAACCTATTCGTAAGATGCTTGCTAAGATGAAAGCCATTCATAATAACGGCGGCAAGGTAGAGATACTAACTGCTCGGTCTGACTTTGACGATCAACCTAAGTTTGCCGAGTTTATGAAGAAGTATGGAGTAGATATAAATAAAGTGCATGTTCGTAGGGCTGGTAACATTCCTGGTGATCCTGCCGTAAGAAAACGTGATATTTTACACAATCTCATTAATCAGAATGGATATAAAAACGTCCATCTCTATGATGATTCTAAAGACAATCTAGCACAGTTTCTTTCATTGAAACAACAACATCCTGGTGTTAACTTCAATGCTCATCACGTAAGTCATAACGATGACACTGGTGAGACTACGATACGCACAACGAAAGTTTAATGCCGATATAGTATAGTGGTATTACCGTGGATTTGTAACCCTCTGACAGGAGTTCGATTCTTCTTATCGGCACCAGACTATTTTGATGATCAAAATAGTTAATGGAGCATACGGCTAACGGGTTGGGTCACCTGATTTTCAGTCAGGAATAAAGTCGGTTCGAGTCCGACATGCTTCACCAAGTTTATTGTCTACCATTAGCACAGCCTGGTAGCGCATCTGCTTTGGGAGCAGAGGGTCGGGAGTTCGAATCTCTCATGGTAGACCACTCCATATAAATAAGAGCATGAAAATGAAAATATTCAAAGCTTTCAAAGAATCGACCACAGAGACACCAGAGAACATTCAGATTGAAGTTCTAGGTGTTGATGATACATGGCGTAGAGTTGAAGGTGGTGTTCCTAATCGTGCGCAGTCTATTGCTCGTGCATTAGAGTATACCAAAAAGAGATATCCTAAGAACCGAGTTCGTGCTGTTGGACAGAAAACGGGCAGGTTCTACGATCTTTTGCCTTGATGTTTATTTTTTAATGTTTCGCTTATTTTTTTCTTAGTCTCTTCACTTGGAACTTTACCAAGTTGAGCAAGTCTCATTTTTTCTTTATGAAAGGTAAATAATGGCAGTTAGTACACGTAAGACTAAGGTCTCAAAAGGTATTCACTCAAACGTTTCCAGAGCAACTACAAAGCTTGTGAAGCGTGATCGTTGCACACTAACGCATGAACTTGATCTTGTTAAAGCATGGCGCGCTGGTCGTAATCCTTGGATCACTATTGCTAATCCTAATAAGAACCAAACAAACATGCTGAATATCCGTGTTCGTGCAAATGAGTATTGGGGCAAATACAAGCGTAGTTCGAACGCAACACTGGCTCAAGAAGACTAAATAATAAATAGAGTGTAATCTAACACTCAAGGAAATAATGATGCAGCGGTTGCTATCTATCCCTAGGATGTTAGCTTCCGCTGCATTTTCTTTTCTAGCAAAGCGGAAGCTGCCTCCATCGTTACCTGCAAATCAAGTCTGGCCTTACGGTCAGGCTATTGTCGTGCCTGGTACCACAGTGCTTTG